AACGTCAGGTGAAATCGTGGTGAAAGACGGCGCAAACGTGATTTGGCGTGGGTACGCCGCGGGCGGCATGGAAACCCCGGCAATCATCCCATTCAACACGCCGCTTAAGGGCTCGGCCAATACGGCCATGCTTGTCGGCCTGCTGATGGGGCAAATGGCGGTGCGCGTGTCTGCGCAAGGTTTCAAGGGGGCATGACATGACCATCGCATTCAGGCGCTTTGCTGACCCGTTCATTATTCCTGTCGCCCCTACTGCTGGCACGCAGTTTGTGATTGCAGGCGACCCAAAATTTCCACCACAAGGCCGCAATTCCTCTTTCCTTATCGTCAACCCCAATCCTTTCTGCGTTCGCCTCAAAGGCAGCAGCCAGGCGCGTGATGGTGGATTCGTTCAGGTCACTGCGGAGAACGGGTGGTTGTTTCTGCCATGGGAGAAGTCGGTTTGGACGACTCAATATCCTGATTGGATCTCGGCCATGTCGGTGACGCTCGGTGGTCTGGATGCAGGGTCGGGCAGGATTGAAATGTCTTACGGAGAAGGCGTGTGAGAGTTACAAGCGCCCCAGTATTGAAGGGCAATCCCGGAAATCCTGGGAAAAGCGCATACGAATTGGCCGTTGCTGCTGGTTTTGCCGGCACTCAAGCGGAGTGGCTTGCATCACTCAAGGGTTCGCCCGGCACAAATGCCACCACAACCGCGGTAGCCACCCAAAGCGCTAATGGCCTGATGGCGTCGGCTGACAAGAAGAAACTTGATAGCCTACTTCGCCGCACCCTGACGACTGATGCAAACGGCCTCGTGACATGGACATTTAATCCCCCTTTCGCGTCGGGTGTCGTGCCTGTTGTTGAAGTTACGCCGCAAAGCAGTAACGCAACCTTATCAATTAACCATAGAATAACCACATTGACCAATACCGCAGTCACTGTGCAATTGAGCGCATCGGCAGCGGTTACGGTTCTTGGGATTTCCGTGCTTGGAGTGCAGCAGCCTGGAGTGCTTACGGTGCATTTGACCGCAGGCGAGCCGACAGCAGCATGACAAGCAACCGCCGCCGGGTTATCGGGCGTTTCAGAATACCGCCGCCGGGTTTGACGGGCGTTGGAGCTATGCATGAATGATGAGCTAAATGGATTTTTGAGCGAGCAATCGCAAGAAGAGCCACAGGTCGAAGAACAAAAGGAGCAGGCGGCCCCGCAAGAGGAAGCCGAACCCGAAGTTCATGGTGAGCCGACAGCGCCAAGCACTGAAAAGCGTGTGCCACTCGCAGCCCTGGAATCGGTGCGAGGCGAAAAGAACGATTGGAAAAGCAAGGCGCTTCTCCTTGAGGGTGAGTTGAACGCAATGCGCGCACAGCGTGAGCGTCCCCAACAAGCTCCCGAAGAGCAACAGCCGGTGGATCCGATTGCGTATGTGCAGCAGAGTATGGAAGACATCAATCAACGCGTCTCGGAACGCTTTGCGCGTCAAGTGCACGGCACCGAGAAGGTTGATAAAGCCTTTCAGTTGGTTTTGAAAGAAGCTCAGAAGAATCCCGCATACGGCCAGCAAATCTATGCATCGCCCGATCCTTGGGACGTAATTGTCAAAGAGGGTCAGCGTCTGGAAATGATGGCCGATATGGGGAACGACCCAGCCGCTTTTGAAGCCAAGCTACGGGAGAAAATCCGCGAAGAACTCGCGGCCGAAGCCGAGGCCTCTGGCGCACAACCTGCCGCCCGCAAGATTCCGACATCCTTGGCTGGTGCCCGTTCATCCGCTGGCCGAACAGCCGGTGTATTTACTGGCCCGCCGTCACTTGACGATATTTTGAAACAGTAAGGAGCCTCAAATGGCAGAAACCACCGCCCGCGGCGGACTAACCCCGCAGCAATGGGACAGCGAATTCTTCTCGGAGTACATCCGGGATAACCGATTCATGCCTTACATGGGCACGAACGAAAACGCCGTCATCCACATCAAGGAAGACCTGACCCGCAAGCCAGGCGACCGCGTTACCTTTGCCGCCGTGCGCGCGCTGGGTGGCGGCGTCACCGGCAACACGGTGCTGGAAGGCAACGAAGCCGAACTTGATGCACGTTCTATGGCTGTCCGGGTTGCTCCGCTGCGCAATGCAGTCGTGATGACCGAATGGGACGAGCAGAAGTCCGCTATCGACATTCGCATGGCTGCGAAAACGGGCCTCAAGAATTGGGCAATGGAGCGGATGCGTGAAGACGTCATCATCGCTCTGAAGTCGGTTCCGAATGCTGGCGGCGTCATGGTCCCTTACGAGACTGCAACCGCTGCCGAGCGTAATGCCTGGCTGGCCAACAACAGCGATCGCGTCCTGTTCGGTTCCTCGGTCGGCAATGGCGCATCGAACGTCATGGCAACCGCTCTGGCTACCGTAGACAACGTGAACGACAAGCTCACCGCCTCAGTGGTTTCTCTTGCCAAGCGCCGCGCTCAGATGGCTGCCCCGCGCATGACCCCTTTCCGCACCCGCCGCGGCGATCAGGAATGGTATGTGCTGTTTGCCAACCCGCTGTCGTTCCGCGACTTCTCGCAGGATCCGGTTGTGGTGCAGGCAAACCGCGATGCCCGCGAACGCGACGTTGCAACCAACCCGCTGTTTACCGGCGGCGAGCTGGTGTGGGATGGCGTGATCGTCAAGGAAATCCCCGAAATGGGCCTTCCGCAAGCAGCCACAGCTACCAGTATCGGCCAAGCGGGCGGCATCCTGCCAGGTGTTGGCACTGGCGGCATTGATGTCGGTTTCAACTTCCTCGTCGGCGCTCAAGCGCTCGGTGTGGCATGGGCTCGTCGTCTGCGCTCCACGACCGATGTCCGCGACTATGGCTTCCGTCATGGCGTGGGCGTGATGGAAATCCGCGGTGTTGAGAAGCTAATGTTCGGCACCGGCCTCACTGATACCACCAACCTCAAGCAGAATGGCGTTGTGTCGGTGTTCACTTCCGCTGTTGCTGACGCCTAAGGAGAAAAGACATGGCAATTTTGCAAGCTTCCAAGACCTCCAGCGCCGCTCTGCTGGCAATGCCGGGTGTCGGTGACGGTCAATCGGCGAAGGTCACTTCGTCTGCCTACACTTTCGCTGTTGCACCCGGTGGCAATGACATTATCCAATCGGCGTTGATTCAAGCTGGCTCCGTCATCACTGACGTATCTGTCGTGCTTAGCGGCTTCGGTGCCAGCTCTTCGTTTGAGGTTGGTTATGGTGACGATACTGACTACTTTATGGTGTCTGCATCTGGCATTAACGGTGGTGTGTATCGCGCAAGCGCACCAACAGCCCGTCCATTGGTTCTTCTGACCAATGACACCGTTGATGTGAAGATCAATACGTCAGGCGCCACCAACGTCGGTACTGTTGACATCATCGTCACCTACGTGCCGCGCAACAACTAAGAAGGACGGGGCCGGGCAACTGGCTCCGTATTCCCATGCAAGCAAAATTCATCGGAGTTCCGGGGCAACCCGAACTCACCCGCATTGTCATGTACGGCCAATTGTTCTTCAAGGACGAATGGACCGACGTGCCCAAGGGCCTGGCTGAGAAGAAGCTGGCCAACCATCCGCATTTCGAAGCCAAGTACGACAAGTCGGAAATCGCCGAGGATGCAGCCATCAAGCGCGAGTTCTCTGCGCTGGTTTCCGATCAGGTCAAGACCGCCGAGCAAGCCCAAGAGCAAGACGAGGCCGCGTCCGAGGCGCAAGCCGAAATCAACGCGGAAGCCGACGAGCGCGCCGACTCCATCAAAGCCGACGACGAGATCGCTTCCGCGCTGGAGTATCAGCTTGCCGAGGGCGATGCACCTGTCACGCCTCCTGCCCTGACTGAGCCTGTCCGCACGGCGTTTGACTACCAAGTGCGCGAACAGGCTGGCCAAGTACCGGGCAATGTTGAGCCAGAAGAACCCAAGCGCGGCCCCGGCCGTCCGCGGAAGAGCTGATGGCTGACTTCACTGCCCTCGCCCCTCGCGTGCTGATGAAGTTAGAAGTCCTTGGCGCAGAAGATACGCCATCGTCTGCTGATTTTGAGCTAGCCGTGAACAAGCTAAGGGCGGTGCATGCTTGGCTTAAGGCTGAGCATCTTCTCCAGTGGGTGATGAACGACATCCCCGACTTTGCCGAAGAACCCTATGTGATGATGGCTGCGTACCTCACTACGGATGAATTCGGCCAACAGTCCAAACCGATCTGGTGGCAAACTGGCCTTGCGGCGATCGAATCGGGGGTTAACGTGCGGAACAACGGCCCAACACAGGCGGAGTATTTCTGATGGATATTGTTGTCGCTCTCAACGGAAGCAAAGAGCGCAACCTGTCGTTCGCGCCAGGTGACGAGGTAACGCTGAATCTCATCGTCTACGCGCAAGACGGCGACACCACACCTATCACCCCGACCAACTTCTATTGGTCCACTGGCGGCGGATCCTTCCTGCCAGTTGGTAGCCAGTTCTCCTTCCCCTGCGTTAACCGCACACCGTACAGCATCGCTGCTGACATTGCGGGTGTTCGCACGACGCTGGTTTACGGGATCATTGAGGCCCCGTTCGGCTATCGGTGCAGCTGGTATTGCGGCGGTGGCATCTTCCCACCCGTCATCCAGACCGCGCAGGCTGTTAACGTCATTCTCTCTGACGTTGGGGAGTACTACGTCGCTCGGAACGTAGAAGATGCTTTAGATGAGCTTGGCGAGACAGTCCGATCCGCCCAGCCTGGCTATCTCACGCCCACTCAGGTAACCGACGTTCGCAATGGATCTCTGATCGTTCAGAACGGCGAGCAAACGGCAGTCGCTTATACGGCGGGGCTGCCAATGACCAGCACCCTGCAAAGGGTCTCTTATCTCAACGACGTTTATGCGCCGCTGGGTAATGCGCTACCTTTTTTGACAAGTGGCACATTTGAGTCGGGAAAATTTCTTCTAATCGCTGGCGCGACTCGCAAATTCCTTTCTTCTGTAGAGGGCGCAGGCGGGGTTGGATATGAATTTGACGGATCCTCGGCTGAAACAAACCTAGGCGAGAAAAATCGCAGGTTTGTCGACGCCTTGGATTTTCCCGGCGCCACATTAGCCCATAAGATCCAATTCGGCCTTGATAATCTTAGTGGCTCGCGGCTCAGTCCATTCACGATCCGTGTACCACAGAACAAAGATGGTAATGCCTATGAATGGGGGACGATGGTCGATGTCAGCAATAGCGCCGACTCGTGGATTTCGGTAGAGGGGGATGGCATCATCGCAGTTAAGGCCACCGCAGCCATAACTGCGTTCTTCGCACTCGGCATAGGTAATAAGAATGATGAGTCGCGCGTCAGCGGATTCAGCTTTGACTGCGGAAACTTTAACGTTGACTGCGCTATTCTTAATGGGTCAGTTCGCGGCTGTTCATATGAGCGGATAGAACTAAAGCGCACTGGCACTGGCAGCTTTATAGACGGCATACGTTTTGCTGGTGATAGCGTGCATACGGGCAGCGAGCCCGGCGCCTCAAACGAGGCATGTACCGTAACTCACCTGCATGATTCGGGCGACAGCGCGGTCAGCCGCAGCATGGTTTACTTTACAGGTGGGCCAAGCGCCGGAGTAATTGTAAAAAATGTTCGTGCGTGCCGTGATCGATGGGTTGATGTAATTGGTTCATCGTTCAGTTCTGGTTTCAGAAACTGTGAGTTCAGTAACATATACGCAATTCTTCTCGCCGCCCGTGTCACGCGCGGCAACTCTATTGTAAATCTGCAAGATTTCGTAGCAAACACGGCAGTTGAGAACCTTTACGTTTTCAACTTTCAAGATTCTGTGAATTATGGGCTGCTGGTAGGCGGCCTTAGCGCTACAGTTAGTTCCGCTTTGCACGCCAACAATTTAGGAACTGGCTACAACGGCAAAGACATTCTTGTCTCGCCCCTCGTCTTGCGCACTCATGTTAATGGCGTTTCTTACAATGCGGGCGATCCCAACATTTCAGGAAACATCAGCGTTAATCAAGGTTTCCGCGAAAGTGGAGGCCTGATATATGACACTGATAACAACGCGCTGTTCGTAGGCGATGGCACCGCAACGAAAGATGGATATCAAGCGGTTGTATTTCGTCGTCGCATTCCTATTGCCAATGACGGGGTGCAGAAGATAACGCTTTCCGTAAATGACGTTCGTCTGCCGGGCGTCATATTTAGCGTTGTGCCAGAGATGTCGTCTACCGACGCTTTTGAGGGCTTGTTTTCGGCTCGGCTTTCAGGCGGGGCAGCTTGTCGATTGCTGACTTCCGCAGATTCAACAAAAGCAGCCGCAACGACAGGTGCGCTTACCGGCACTACGGGAGCAGCAGGAAAAGTGACAGTTTCGGCCAATGACACCGACCGCTCACTTTACATTGAGAATCGCACTGGCGCAGCGCGTTTCTTTATTGTGAGTGTTCTGTGAAAAACAGGCAGAGTTAATATGAAGTTCCCAGGCTTCCTCGGCCCCAGCGTCCCCGCTCGCTCGCCTGCGATCAACTCGCAGCGCACGGTAAACCTGTATCTCGAAGTCGAGCAGCAGAACGGCAAGGCCCCGCTGTCCATGTACGGCATGCCTGGCCTAACTGCCCTTGCCAATCTTCCGACACAGCCCGTCCGCGCCCTCTACGTCGCCCAAGGACGCAATTTCGCCGTGGCTGGCAACACCCTGTTCGAGCTATCCGCAGACTGGACCCCAACAGCCCGAGGAACAATAGGAACCTCCACAGGCCCCGTGCAGATCGTGGACAACGGGATCCAGCTAGGCATCTTCGACTATCAGTTTGGCTGGGTCTATGACCTTGGCACCGCGGTATTCAGCCAGATCACCGCAGAGGGCTTCCCCAACGGAACTGGTGCAGCTGGCTACATTGATGGCTTCATCGTCGCAGTTTTCCCCGGCAGCGAGAAGTTCGGCGTATCCACGATCAAGGACATCCGCGGCTGGGATGCGTTGGACTTCGCCAGCGCTGAGGGCTTGCCCGATAACCTTGTGGGTTGCATCGTGGTGCAGCGGATCGTCTATCTGCTCGGCACGGACAGCATGGAGTCGTGGAGTAACACCGGAGGTGCCGACTTCCCGCTGAGTCGCATCGAAGGTTCTTTCGTTGAAACCGGCTGCGCGGCTCCGGCAACCATCGTCAAGATCGACAACGGTTTCTGCTTCCTCGGCAATGACAAGCGCGGTACGGTGGCTGTTTACAAGGTATCCGGCCCCAGCAGTCTTGCCCCGATCAGCAATGCAGCCATCGCCACCGAGTTCTCCAACTACACCCTACGCGATGCGCAGGCGTTTGGATTCAACTTCGCCGGCCACACGTTCTACGTCATCACCTTCCCGACGGACAAGCGGACTTGGGTCTATGACTTCAATTCGCAGGCGTGGACGGAATGGTTGTACTTCAAGGACGGTGCATTCCAGCGCCATCGGGCTAACTGCTTTGCAGTGATGAATGGCAAGTTAGTCGTTGGCGATTGGGAAAACGGCAAGCTGTATGAGTTGGACGAGGACGCCTATACCGATGACGGTCAAGCGATCCGTGCATTGCGGGCGACCACGATCACCAGCTTGGATGAGCGCTACTTCACGACCTCTTGCCTGCAAGTTGTGATGGAGCAGGGCGTAGGCACGCAGACAGGTCAAGGCGCAGATCCCAAAATCATGCTTCGCGTTTCCGACGATGGAGGCGTGACCTGGAAAAATGAGCGCACCGCGCCTATCGGCAAGGTGGGAAAATACGCCAACCGTTCGCTATTCTGGCGGCTGGGTATTGCGAGGAACCGCATGTACGAAGTGTCCATTACCGACCCGGTGAAGCGGGTTTTTGTCGGAGCGCAGCTGTCATGAGTACGACAGTTGGCGTGCCGATGATGAATGTCGCCTTTGTGGACGACAAGAAATGCCTAACGCAGTACGGATATGCGATCCTCGCTGGCCTGCGCACACGTAGCGGCGGCACCGATGGAATCGACATCACGGACCTGCAAACCCAGCTTGAAGGTGACTTCCAAGACATCCGCGAGGCTCCGTTAGTCCCGGCATTAGGTGCTGGAGCATTCGCGCAGGCATCGGCGGACGACCAGCCGTTGCCCGTGACTTTCATTGGCGCAGAGCCCGACGAACCCAGCCTTGGCCCGCTGTTCGCATATATCGCCCGGTTGGAAAGCCGCATCGCCCATCTAGAGGAATCCAAATAATGGCAGCCCGAGCCCAGCCCCTTATTGATACGCGAGACGTACCTATCGCCGCAACAACCGTATTTACCGCCACAGATCGCACGACGATTGACGCCGTGGTGGTCAACAACACGACCGCCACGCCACTCACGTTCACTGCCAACATCGTAAAGTCCGGCACGGCCGTAGCGACCGCTAATCAGGTCATGAGTTCATTCAGCATTGGTGCTAATGCCTCGACCTCGCCGCTTGGCATGCTGGGGCAGACTCTCAACCCGGGTGACTTCATCAGCGTGCTGGGTTCGGCCGCTGGCCTGAATATCCGCGCATCCGGCCGGGTGCTGAGTAACGCATGACGCGCGAAGAAGCTCAATTGGCGGCGGGGTATATCATCCCTCCTGAGTGGGCTTACGTTCCGGTCGGTGACGCCGCATTCTTCATCGTCAAAGGCAATGAAATTCACTGCTGGCGCGACGAGCGCATAGCCGGTAGGTGGATAACGCGCCGAGACATTGACGCCGTTACTGCTCCGCTGCTGAAAGAGTTTGGCTATGTGTTCACTAGCGTGGAAAATGGCAACGAGGTCGGGCAGCGCTTTGTTGAGCGCCTGGGCTTCACCAAGAGTCAGGTTAGCCCAACCCACTGTTTCTATGTATCGCGGCGTATGGCCCATTTGAGAAAGAAAGCGAGAACGCACGATGAGCCTTAAAGGAATTCTTGGGACCGCGGCATCAGTCGCCGGCACCTACTTCGGCGGGCCTGTCGGTGGCGCTATCGGGTCTTCCATCGCCGGCGCCGTGCTGGGCAATGACTCGGCCAAGAGTGCGGGGCAGATCGCATCGAACGCAACAGGCACAAACAATGCTTTGCAAGAGCGCATCTACAACGAAACGACCGCGCGCAATGAGCCGCTTTATCAAAACGGGTTGTGGGCGAATAACCGGCTTGCGGCGCTGCTGAATCCCAATGGTGGGATCAATACACAATTTCAGTTCAACGCACAAGACCTGCAAAACGACCCTAGCTACGCATTCCGTATGCAGCAAGGCGTGCGAGCTTTGGATAACTCAGGCGCTGCCCGCGGCATGTCCAACAGTGGCGCGCAGTTGAAGGCGCTTACCCGCTACGGCCAGGATTACGCGTCGACCGAGTACGGAAATGCCTATAACCGAGCGCAAGGCACGTTCAATCAGAACTTGCAAAACACGCTGAATCCGCTTCAATCGCTTGCGAATCAGGCGCAGACATCAGCTGGCGCGCTTGGAAACGCCGGGCAGAACTATGCAGGTCAGGTGAGCGCAAACAATACGGGCCTTGCCAATTCTCTGGGCGCCTCAACAATCGCCCAAGGAAACGCTATCAGCGGCGGGCTTAACAATGCCTCAAGCGCGTACAGCAGCAACAACCTGCTGCAACAGCTGCTTGGCAACAACAGTAGCAGCGGGCCGGCATGGTCCAGCGCGCTAAACACGGCTAACAGTTCTTACGATCCTATCGGCTCACTTAACTCTACTTTTGGCTGGACCTGATATGCCATTAGACCCTTCAATCTTCGGTCAAATCCAGCAGCCGCAGGCGGTTAATCCGCTCGCGCAGTTGGCTCAGGTCTCGCAAATCCAAGGCGCGCAGCAACAGAACCGCTTGGCGGCATTGCAGATGCAGGAATACGAACGAGCGCGCGCAGAAGCTGATTCACAGCGCAACGTGGTGCGCGGCTTTGGCGCAGATCAGACGGCCAACTACAACGCCCTGCTTGGCTCGGGCAACTTGAAGGCGGCACAGGACTATCAGCAGCAGAACATCCTTCAACGCAAGACCAGCGCCGAGGCAGAGGCCGCGCAGTTCAAGTTGGCGCACGAGAAAACCTCGGCATTCCTGAACGTTCTGGGCGGAGCAAAAGATCAGGCATCCTACGATCTTGCCAAGCAACAGGCTCAAGCAATGGGCGTGGATGTGTCGGGCGCCCCCGCAGCGTTTGACCCGACCTATGTCAGCGCATTGGGACAACAGGCCCTCACCGCTCAACAACGCTTGGATGCTGCCCTGAAAGAGCGTGGCTTTGATGTGACCATGCGCGGTCAGGACAT